TCTGCTTTGAAGAGTTTAGGAAGTTGTGCGTCTGCAATTTTGTCAAAGATGTTTCTTAACTGATTTGCTCTTGCGATAGATATTCTCTTACCTGCAAGACTAGCATATTCTGCTTTTAACTTTTTGATTTGTTGGTCTGTAAATTCAACCAGTTGTTCTTCCTTGATGTCTTCTTCACCTAGAATAGTTTTAACGGTTGCAACAGGCAACTTCATTTGTTTTGCAATGTCTTCAGCTGATTTACCTTGGTCAAAAAGAGTAGCAATAGTCTTCATCTTGCCTTCGTCAATCTGAATATCGTTTGCCCACACCTCTTCTAGTGCTTCTCTCATTGTTTGTGTATATCTTGTCATCTTATATTTCTCTCCTAAAATTCCTTTATTTCTATAATTAGTCTACCTTCACCTTTGTGTACTCTATGAAATGTTTCCTTTGGTATATCAAAAACATCTCCTACTTTCATAATGACTGGGAGTTTATTATCCATTTGTAATTTCCAATTAACTCCTGCAATAATTCTTATCGTTCTATTTCGTCTATCTCGGTGCCAAACTAAATTCTCTTCTTTGGCGTCTTGTCCGAAACTCCGTTGAAAGAAATCGTCCGTTTTTGTTTCGTCCGGTCTTTCATCATAAAATTCCATTGTCAACTCCTACCAGTAAAAGTTACCCCCACCCGATAGTCCTAATGACTTCGCATAACGAGGTAAGTTGCAAGCCCAATAGGCAGCACTTGTTTTATCTTTTTGTTGGTCGCACTTATGACGAGCAGCAAAAGATTTTCTGGCTTGTTTGTCGTTTAACTTAACTCTTAAACCAGTAGTGTCTCCCCAAGTAACCTTCTTAATCTTATCTCCGTCCTTTACAAAAACATAAAACTTTTTAGGTCCACCTTTTTTTGGTTTATTTAAAGGCGGATTCTTTTCGTCTTCTTCTTGTATCGGACAATCTAAAGGTACTTTCATACCTTCATATTCAGCAAATTCTCCAATGTCTGTTTCTAATAAAGTTCTATCCCATTCACTTTCGCATTGTAATAGACCTTCATTAAACATATGTCTTGCTTCTCTAAACAAGGCATAAAACTCTTCGCTATGTACTCTATATATGTTCTCAGCAAGAGGTATGTTATTCTCAATATGATAGTTTAACGAGACCGTTATCTTATCTGCATAATCACTAAATCTTAACATATTCTTTAAAAGATTGTACTTTCAATCTCTCCTCCATTTTTTTCACAGCGTCATTCAATTCTACTTGATATTCTTCTCCGTATCGTTTCTTATATTTATCAATAGTCTCACTTGAAGAAGCCCATTTCTGTATATCTTCTTGGTTTATTGTCTCTGGACTCGTTTCTGCACGCTGTCCTGGGGTTACTCTTTTAGTATGGTCTGCATAATCTTTACCTATCTCGTAAGATTCTTTACCATACATTTGTTGATATTTCTTTGTATGTACACTAGTAGTTGTCTTTGCGTCTTTATCTCCTGGTGCAGCTTTGTAATCTTTATCATTATCTGATTTATTATATTTTTGTTTAGAAAAGTGTTTTGCTCTTTTTTCTTTTTCACCTTTCTTCATATCTTTGTAATACTTTTTAGGTTGTGTACCTTTTTTAGATTTTACATCTTTATCTTGTGGTAATTTCTTACCATATTCTTCATTCATTTTGACTTCCGTTTCTGATACTGCTTCAAAACCATAGTCTACATTTAAATTAATTTCGTGTAATTTAGTTTCATCTATGTTAGTCTGTGGAATACAATTCCATATCCAACATTTATGTAAGTTAGAATTATTGTCTTCTAATACAACATAGTTTGTACTTCTACGAATTACTTTACCTGTAATCTCTTGTTCTTGGTCTTCAACACTATCGTTTATGTTAAATAGTTGTTCACGGATATACAAGTCTCTTAAATGCCATTTAGTAAAGCTTTCAACACTAGCGATAGGTTGATATGTTCCGATACCTGGTCCAGTATAACCTGCAGCCAAGTTCATTCCTTTTCTAATTAATCCAAATAGTTTATCTTTATCTCTAAAAGATGTAGGTAGACCTTGTTTAAAAGATTTAAGGTCATTAGATTGAGCCGCAGCTCTCATTTTACTTGCTGACATTCCCATAGCGCCTTCAGCGTCTGGGTCTCTTTCGCCAGCAGATACGATATTGATTTTATCAAACTCGTAATTTGTTCCTCTTGCTTGTACACCGTTGTACTTGTTTAGTAGTGTTTCAAATTCTCTTACTCTATCTGAACCAACTACCATTGTTATTTCGTTTGCTTTGCCATTTAATTTATTAACAACTTCAATTGCTGTTCTAGCACCAGTAATTTGTTTTATCTTACTTGCGTGTCTAGGAAACATAGATTTCATAACTCTAATCTTGTCGTTAACTTTTAATGGATTTTTCTTTGGGTCTTGCGAACCACTTGGCACAATGAGATAATCATTAGCACCTACAGACGCCACTTTGTTAATTAACTTTTCGTGGCCTATCGTTGGTGGATTAAATCTACCAAATGTAAATGCGATATGTTTTTTAGGTGTGCCTACTGCTTCAGTTTTTAGACTATCAATTTCTTTATCGGTAACTATACCGTCATCTAAAATCTTCTTGCACTTCTTAAAGAAAGTAATGTAATGATATTTCTCTAACATCTTATAGATTACATTTTTAGGTAATCTGTTTTTAATACTATACTTTCTGATTTCGTCTGGCGACATATCTGTATCAAACGCACTTCTTCTTTCTGCGTCAACACCGTCACCAATCTTTATTATGTCCTCTATATCAGTTTCTATTTCTTCTAACTTACTCTCTACTCTTGCTTGTAAGTTTTCTATATCGTCAGGACTTAATTCTTTTAATTCGTCATAGTCAACAATGTCTCTTTTTAGTTCACCTTTGACTACATCTATTTCTTGTACTTTCTTATTGAAGTCAGCAATATAATCATCAACATTAAAAGTAAAATCTTCAGGTCTTTTAACAAATACATTTCTTGTAATTGAAAATACTGCGTCTGCTTTTTTCTCTTGGTCTTTATATGTTGCTTCATCGGTTACAAAATAATAGTTAATAGGATGTTTTGTACCAGGTATTAATTTACCTTGTATGTTATTTGGATTCTTTGATGAAAGATATTGTAAAGATAGTCTTTCTCTTTCTGCAACTCTTTCACTTTCAGGTACATCAAATAATACATTGATGTCTAGGTCTGCGTCATTTCTATATCTATGTGTTAGAATAGAACCAATCAAACCATACTTAATAACTGGAAATTCTTTTTCAAATACTTTGATTTGGTCTTGTATTTGTTTTACTACACTTGCTTTTATTTTAGGATTATTTGTATCTGCATTATCAAATACAGCAGGTGCATATGTTTTTCTAGGAATGTCAATAATACTTTCCTGAATATCTACCATATTGATTAACTTATCTGCAATCTTTACAGACATTGTATGGTCAGATGGATAGTGCCAACCTGCAACAACTCTACCATAACCACATTCATCAGCAAGTTCTATTAGATTATCTTTATGTTTAGGATATAATTTACCATAGTATTCTGCAATTAGTCTACTTTGTAAACTATGACCAGATGGATATGCTGGTGTCTTCATACTATCAGAAATTAATTCCATACTATCAAAATCCATATTCATTTCTTTTGCAAGTTCATATGGTCTTGGTCTTTGAAATTTGTTTTTGTAATGTCTAACTACACCACTACCTGCTTTCTTTAATTCAGATATATCTTTCTTATCATATTCTAAATTATATTTCATTAGGTATGCTTCAATACCATAAAATGTTTCTTGGTCGTGGTTCTTTACGCTTTCTACAACTGCACTATTTCTTTGTTTAAATAGTTCAGTCATCATTTCTAATTCTCTTTTAGTTTCAGGACTATCATTTTCAGAAGGTGCTTTAACATCTATTTTTTTCCAGTCACCAACAATATTCTGTACAGGTTTGTTGTCAACTTTAGGGTGTGTTAAATCATTCAAGTCTTCTGCTACAGACTTGCACTTCTTTAATAGTTCTTTAACATAGTCCATTCTATGTTTCTTTTGAAAATTATCTGGCATTTCTTTTCTTCGCTAGTTCTTGTTCTATCCATTTCTTTGCGACATAATTTTGAACAGGTTTTCTAACGAGTCCTCTAATTCGTGTGTAAACTTTGTTAAGTGTATCTTCACTTGCATTATTATTATCAACTACAATCATACTACCAGTACCAAATAGATTTTGAAATCTACCTATATTACTTTGTACAACATTCCAACTCTTCGTTGCAATATTTACAGGCACGGTTCTAGTTCTAACTTTGTTTCTTTGTAATGCAACTTATAAACTTGTATTTACAAACATCATATAAGTATCGTAACCTAACATTCTTAACATACTTCTTTGTTTATTAATAATATCATAGTCTCTACCTGTGGCGTCAATGACAAGACCTAATCTATTTCTAATATATAAGTCCATCTGGTCGCCTGTAATTTGTTTTGCTCTCGCTCTTAATGGGTCTCTTTGACCTGCTTCTTTATCTGGCATTTTTAATGAGAGACCTGCCTTCTTTAAATACATTTCAAATCTGACATCTGAATTAACTAATTTTAAACCCATACCAGCAGTTGTTCTATTGGTAACATATGACTTACCAGAACCAGGACCACCTGCTAAAAAGAACGCTTTGAATATACCTGGGTCGTAAACGCCTTCTTGTATTATGTGTTTAAAAGTTTTCATACTTTGTATAGAGTATACTTTAAAGTTAACTCTTCTCCTTCTTTTATATCTTCTAGTGTTTGTACATAATATTTTCCATCAACTTCTATCTTTTGACAATTAGGTTTATCACTATGATTTAAAAAACCACCAAGTGGTGTTCTATAAATTTCTCTACCCATAGTCAAATGAGAGATACCTAAATCTGTCATCTTATCAATTGTTGCTGTTGCAAATAAACCAAAACCTTCTATTGGCGATAACTTTATTGTTATATTATCAGGTAAAGGTCTATACTTATCTGTCATCTCCACTACCTTGTATTTTGTTTCTTTCTTGTCTATCTTTTAATTTTTGTAAATTTAATTGTGCGATTGTATCTAAATCAATATCTAAATCTCTCGCAAGTGCTGATATGTACCATAACACATCACCTAATTCTTTTTTCATATCTTCTTTAAATGTAGGACTTGCACCGTCTCTAATATTCTTTTTAACTTTTTCTGCGACTTCACCTGCTTCACCACATAATCCTAATGCAGGATAAGTTACCTTACTTGCAAGTGGATAAATTGCTGTGTTTGCAGCTAGAGTTTGGTATTCATTAAATTGCATTTTCTATCTCCTTAATAATGTCTTTCGCAATATCTCCAGGTTCTTTTCCTTCAGCTTTGATAGATATAAACCCAGGTCTTTTTTTGTAATGTTCAATGGCAGGTCCTGTTTCTTTTTTGTATAACTGGATTCTATCATTAATAATATCTGGCTTATCATCTTTTCTTCCTCTCTTTGTAAGTCTTCTAATAACTTCTTCATTACTCACATCAAGGAATACAACAACATCATAAGCGATACCATTTTTTTCCATATCTCTTACTTGTTGCATATATCTAGGATAACCATCTAACACATAACCTTTTGAAGCGTCTTTCTCTTGTAATGCTTTCTTCACTAATTTTAAAACTATATCGTTAGGTGCAAACTTACCTTGGTCTAATAAGTTCTTAATCTTTTGTCCTTCAGGACCACCTTTATCAATTTCTTTTCTTAATAAACCACCTGGGTAAATATGTTTGATACCAAAGTGTCTTATAATGTATTCACTATAAGTTGATTTACCACTTCCTGGTCCACCCATTATAATAACTCTAGTTTGTTTTGCTTCGTTCAAAAAATTGAATAGATATTGTTTAAATGTATCCATACTAACCTTTCACCCAATCTTTTGCAATCGTAAAGTTTGCTCTACTAAATTCTAATCTGTCTACAAGTTTAACTACATTACCAATCTTATCTGTTGCAACATAACCTTCAGGTGATGTTACCTTAAAACCATTATCGGTTTTTAAAAAGTGTCCGATAGATTGTATCTGTGCTATTTTTCTTACTACAATGTTTTTGCAATTCTGTAATGTGATGTATGTTGCAATTGCGAAATATAAAGATTGTTTATTTCTTTGAATAAATTTTATGTTATCTGCTTTTGCTTTAATATAAGGTGCTTTACCTTTTTCTGTTTTTCTATTATCTATTTCTTTGTCAATGAAACTTGTATAGTATGGTTCAAAACCATCTACTAGTTGTTTAACACTACCCATACCTTGTGTACCTCTAACGATACTATTGAAATATGTTTTAATTTTAAAACCTACACTTAACTCGTCTCTACTATCAAACTGATTTAACATAGGTCCTGCTTTAGATAAACTACCTTGTGCCATTCTTAACTGAGCATTGAATTGTGAAACTTCAGCACGATTGAAACTTGCACTACCACTAGCGTCTTTGTATTCTGCACTTGGTACCCATACACTACCACTTCTGATTCCTCTAACATATCCAAAGTTAGCATTTAATTCTGACATTTTATTACCAACATATTGAGTATGAAACACTATGCCCATTCTAGCACGAGCAATCTTACGACCGACAGCACTATTAACAGGCATAGCATATGTTATAGTATTAGGAGTAAAGGTAATCATTGATTGTCCGTCAATGTTATTCACTTTCTTATCTTCATTAGTAAAGAGACAATCACCTTGGACAATGCCTCTTATACCTAATTTTTTCAATTCTCTTAATGCAACTTCTAATTTTGCACCAACACCACCTGGGTGATTTCTTCTTATATCTGCTGAAGTGTAATTGATTTTAGGAGTTTTATTGAATACAGATTTTGTACCGACAAAGAATTTGCCGTTTTCAGGATTAGTTCCACATACTATCGCAGGAGCGCCGTCCCACTTAACGGTTACATTTACTCTATTGCTAACATTACCTGTTAACATTTTCTGCAAAGATTGTAAGAACGCTATTGCGTTTCTACCGCCTTTGGCACCGTTATTAATTATTTCGTCTTCTAAATGCTCAAGGTGTGTGTTCGTACCCGAGCTAGAATATCCTTTAAAACTAAACATTTTTGTCCTTCATTTTTTCCATATACAAATAAACTATCCATTAATATAAATCTTCACTTCGTTGTGCTACTATTTATAAGTCTTATGACACCTTAACAAAGAAAGAAGATAAATCAGTACTAGAAGCTGCGTATTTTATAATATCCGTACATACATTATTTCTTTGTGTTGATGTTGCACTCATCATAGTATCTAAAAATAGTAGACACATATTCTTACTGAATATAAAACTACCACCTTTATCTAAACATTGTTTGATAAACGGTTTAACATCTACTGGATTCTTCGCATACTTCTTATATAGGACATACATATCATTTAACTTGACTTGACTACTTGGTGTTTCTTTCCAACCAGATAATAAGCCTTGTGAACCTATAGATTTTCGTATGTGTTTCTCACAATAGAAATTTAAATTACCACCACCGATTTTACCACC